CTGGAAGTAAATCCTGAACGGGTAGTTTGTGTAGCAGATACAATAGGAACATTATACTCAACAGCAAGGCCACGTAATTCTTCTGCAATCGCTTTAACGTAGGTGTAGGAATTAATATTCGCACCAGCCTTAATACGAGCACTACAACAAATATTGAGATAGTCAACGAATATAATGTCAGGTACAAAAGACCTCTTGAGATTAAGTTCATTTAATAGTGTCCTGAAATGAATGGTTGATGCTGAAGCGGTTGGATATTCTTTGATAATAAGTTTGCCTGTGGTCTTTTCACGCACACGATTCACCTTCCTATCATACATATCTTTTGGTAGTTCAACTAAGTCATCAATAGTAACATTCAATAGGTTGGCATCGATTCGTTCTGCAATCTTTTCCTCACTCATTTCCAAAGTGATGTAAAGAACATTTTTGCCTTGAACCATACACGAAGCAGCCACATGACACATAAAAAGAGATTTACCAACACCAGTCCCCGCTAAAGCAATATTAAGTGTTTTAGCTGGTAGGCCACCTTTGGTGATTTTGTTGAAGTAGTCGAGGTCGAATGGGATTCGTTCCTCTTTTCTATGATAGAATTCATATCGAGCATCTGAGTCCTGTAAGTAATCGTGTCCTACTGAGTTGTCAAAACTTACCGCCAAAGCGTCCGATAATATCTTGGGAATCTGACCTTTGTCGTGAGCTTTATCTTTTCCATCGAGAATTGAAATAGACCCCAATACTGCGTTGTATATGGCTTTCTCTTGGCAGAACTTTTCGGTTTTATCAACAAGCCATTGAACTTCGGTTTCTGCCGACTTATTTTTTTCAATCTCTGCAATATAATCTTCACATCTTTGAACTTCATCAGACGTAAGATTTCTCTTTTCTTTGATGGCAATACTAAGTGCTTCAACCGTTGTTGTAGTATTGTAAGTTTCTGTGAATGATGTAATTTCATTAAATAAAGTTCTTTCTACACTATCACCAAAATACTCTAGCTTTAGAAATGGTAAAACTTTTCGTAAATACTCCTCATTATAAACGAGGTTCTTCAGTATCGCTTGTTCCAGCTTCATCAATTATTTCCTGTTCAATATTACTGCCCATAATTTCCACGAGTAAGTCGCCAATATAATTTTTAAACTTCTCATCTTTTTCCAATTTTTGTGGTTTATCTATTGTAGATTCTAACACATCATAAGCAAAAAGTAAATACACTTGATCATTTTCTTCTTTGAACTTTACCTTACCATATTTAAATACGGTGTCTTTATAGAATCCTTCCAAAAATTTAATGTGCACCGCAGTGCCATCATTTTTTGGATAAATGAAACAATAATCAATACCTTCTGTCATTTTTCTGTTCCATTCATAGTTTCAACCTCATCAAATAAGTTTTCACTACCGCCTTGCATGATTTCACCAGAAGCAATCTGATATTTGTCGGTTACAAACTTTTGAAATTTTTTGCTTTTCAAAATTGGTGTCCAGAAACTGGCTGTGTCGGTTTCTTTGATACGATATTTTTTATCTTCAATAACACCATCATCATCTACTTTTGAGTACCAGCCATTAGAAGGTTTAACAACAAATCCACCATCGAGTGCAATATCAAGTAACCCACTCCAACGGCTAATACCACCATCAAAAGATACAGAAACGGGGATTTTTGATTTTTCTTTGACATATCTGGATTTCTCCACGTTGATTATGAAATTATAACCAACAACTTCTGTGCCTTCTTTTTCTTGTTGACGACCAAGGATAAAGATGTTGTCGGCAGAATAGTAAGAACCTGTGCCACCACCAACGATTGCTTTTGGGAACATACCAATTTCCATATATGTATGATTCACGACAACCATAGGAATGTCCTTCATTGTAAGGTGTGGCGTCACCATACGAAATAATGATTTGACTTGTTTTGCACGGGACATATCAGCAACAGATTTGCCTTCAAGTGCATCATCAACTTCTTTCTTGGATGCCAAGTTACCAATCGAATCAATGATAATAATTAACTTATCATCACGTTCAAGACTGGTTAATTGTTGCATGACATCGAACTTTAATTGTTCAATATCAGTAAGAGGTGTATGTAGAACTCTGTCGGTATCAATACCAAAGCTGTCAAAATAAGACTGAGGAGTGCCAAACTCAGAATCATAAAATAATAACGCCGCATCATCGTATTTCTCCAAATAACTTTTTGCCATTAATAAACTAAAGGCAGTTTTAAAATGTTTTGATGGACCGGCCCACATAGTTAAACCTGGTGTTAAACCGCCATCTAAACGACCACTTAGTGCCACATTAATAATAGGCACCGATGTGGGTATCATATCTTTGTCAGTAAAGAACTTTGATTTGGAAAGAATTGCTGATTCTTTAATACTACTGTTCTTTTTAATCTTGTCAAGTATACTCATAATTTTCCTTTTTAAAAGTCACCACCATCTAATTTCGTTGTCGTGTTTGCTTTTTCTTTGAAAGCAAACTCTGCTTCATAATCATACTTAGGTTCTAATTTTTTTGATTGCTCTGGTGTTTGTTCAACATTGTGATGTTCTTCATAAACTCCAGGAACAATATGTACTGTCAATGGAGGAATAGTTTCACCCGTCATTTGATCTATTACAATGGGCTGTTCATCCATTTTAATAATATTTTCTTTTGGTATTTCTATACTATCATTAGCAACTTCAGTATTTTGTATTGGTACATCCGGTATTATTTTAATTATTTCATTTTCTTTATTAATTACCACTCTACTTCTTTGTTGCAATGACATATTTGCTGCTATCAATAATAACACAGCTAAGGGGTCAAACACAACCATTATCAGCAATATTACCAAACGAACTGCCTTATCGATACCATTAGCATCTTCAGTACCATATACCATGTCACCAATATACTTAATAGGACCAACTTCGGCAATTAATTTATTTTCTTCTTTAAGAAGTGGTAATTTTCTTTTGTTGATATCCGTCAGTTCTTTTTGTGTTTGTTGGATTTGCCTATCAACATTGGCTGAAGCTGTTTCTGGATTACCAGCACGTTTAAGTAAGTAATCTAAACGCTCTTTAGCAATCTTTTCCTGTTGATTGAGTGTCCGTATTTCAACAGAGTTTGCACCAGCATCCATTGTGGAATCTATATGTGCCTTAGATAAAAAACCAAAAATGCCCATGCTAGTAATTATCATTAATACAACAACAGCAAATGTCAAATAAGATTTTAATAAAAGTGGGCAGGTTTTCCAATTACGATATAACCACGATGCAGTAACCAATTTACTCATCTCAAGAACCGAACCCATAAAAACGATTGGCCAAAATGCGCCGGTGAAGATTGCAGCCAATCCAATAATGGAATAATAAGCGGCAATACCAGATAAAAATAATGCAGATAGAAATGTTAATATGATTAATGTCATGAGAAGAAATCCTCTATCGAACTTGTTTTTTCTGTTTTCCAACCCATGCAATCTAAAATCACTCTAATTGGTTCTAGAAATGCCTTGTCAAATTGCATATCATAATCAATGTATTCTTGCAGTTCAAACTCTTTTGGTAAACGAGATGAATACGAAACAACTGTGTCTTTAAATGGATTTGGCATTTTTAGATAAGTGAATTTAACTTTTTCACCTTCTTGAATGAGTGGATATTTTTTGGTGAGATTTTTTTGTTTTAAATTATGATTATAAAGAATGGCACCTTTAACATGAATTGGCGTTCCTTTTTTATACAATGATAAACTATCCGAATATGTATTTAGACCGTTAAGTCCACGAGGAAAAGATATTTCTTCTACAGGTAATGTTTTGAATTCTTTTCTAAAATCTTCAATAAATTTATGAACATCTTCTTGTGTACCATTGACCATCAATTGAATGACCTCTTTCATTCTTTCACGGATGGCAGATGGTGTTGATGACTTAATCATCTCAAGACCCATGACTTTCATTTGTGGTTCTTTATATTGAACACCTTCATTATTGTACACATTCAAAATGTATCGTTTTTTGGCAGTCCAGATGCCTTTGTTGGATAGGCCTTCTCGTTTCATTTCCATCTTTTGTTGATAAGCATGAACATAATTTCCAAGTTCACCATAACACTTATCAATATATGGTTGAAGTTTATCTTCACAGATTTTATCCATAACAGAAATTACTTTTTGTTTGTCCGATGTATCTTTGATAAATTTGTTAAGTAATTCACCCATGCGTAGATAGATTGAATCTGTATCGGAAGCGACTACATAATCTTTACTATCTGTTTCCAGTAGTTTGTTCATGTAATCATTAATTTTATTTTCAATCCAACGAATACTCAACTGGCCAGCAGTAGTAACGCCAAGGGCCATACGTAAATCATAAAAACGAAAATATTGGCTACCGAGAGCACCATAAGCAGAATTAAGGGAAACTTTCTTCGCCAATTGAATGTTGTTGTATTTGGCAATTCGTTTTTCGATTTCATAAAGTTTGTTTGGGTCTTTTTCATTTTCATATTCTTGTTTTGCTTGTAACATTAACTTTTTAAATTTACTTCTATCTGTATACATTTCTTCCATCATCTTAGGCAGAAAGCCTTGAAAGTCGGTACGAAAGAATTGTCCGTTAGGTGTGATTGTTGCACCTTCTAAATTTGAAGTATCAATCTTTTGATACAATAACTTCTCAACAGATACACCTTGTGAAAGAACTTCACGCATCGCATCTGTATAATTTTCAGGTTCAATTAAAGTTTCTGGTGAAATGTTATACTGCATCATCAAATGTGGATACAAACTGTTCAAGTCAAATGATGCCACCCAATCATGTAAACCAACTTGTGGATCTTTAACATAAGCACCTTCAAATGCTGAATCTTTTTCTTTGACAATTCGTGGTGGAACAATAATATTTTTATCACGTAGATAAGAATATGTCAGTGCGTCCCACATACGAGTTTGTGCAAACACATCTTCAAAGTTTGATTTGGTATCATAACCTAGAGTTACAGCCAACTCAAGGAGTTTTAGTTTATCTTCTAGTTTAAGAATCAAATCAACGTCTTTAATATTATATTCAATAAACTTTTGATAGTTCAAACGATATAGAGCATGAAGGCTATCATATTCATCATATGCAATCTTGCCTTCGCCAAGTTCAACTTGTGCAATGTTATCCAACCGATATGATTCTTGTGACTTACCGCCAGGAGCATACCATTTATATAGTTCAATATAATCAAGTGAGGAGATGCCCACAAGTGTATAATCAATCAACTGCCGATTATTGACATAAGCATTACGCTCAGTAATAAAATTCCATGGTGATAGTTTTTTGGCTTCATCATCACCAAGAATCTTTCTGAAACGATTAATGAGATATGGTATATCAAAGAACTTTGTATTCCAACCAGTAATGATATCTGGATAATTATCTTTGAAGTGATTTAAAAATGTTTTGCAGAGATTGTATTCATCTTTACAACGAATATAGATTTCTTCACCTTGAACTTGATACTCACCACATCCGTAAACGGTAATACCGCCATTCAGTTGTCGAATTGCAATTGCGGTGATGGGTTCGTTTGCTTGGTATGGATCAGGAAAACCATTCTCAGAACCAACTTCAATATCTATAATGGCGATTGTTATTTTTTCATAATCATAATCAACCATACCTTTGTGTTGGTCGGCAATGAAAGCATATTCAAAACGAGTTTGGCCATAAATCTTAGAGGCACCAGAAACACCATCAAATTGTTTGATGTAATCTCTGGCTGATTTGATTGATGGAAATTTTTTCTCGTCAAGATAATCACCTTCTAAATTTGTAAAGTTGGTGATTTTTTTGGATGGCAAAAACAATGATGGAGTATACTCAACCTTTGTTTTTATTTTTTTACCGTTTTGAATGCCACGATAGAGTATGTTACTGCCGATACTCTGAACATTAGTGTAGAAAGAACTCATTAACCCGTAATTAGTGTTTTGGTTGCAGGAATAACAATTCCAGAACCAAAGATTTGATTGTAATTATTAACAAAATCTTCTGCTGGAACATAGGAGTATACTACACTTTTTTTATTCAAGGCAACCGTAGCACCAGTTTTTTGTTCGGCATAAACGGGAAAGGGTGCAAAACCAACGCTTGGTTGACCATCTTTACCACGTACAACAGTGATACCAACAGCATTTACCAAAACGAATTCGGTTTCGGATTCCGACTCAATTTCACCCAAAACTTCTTCTCCGGTTACCAATTTTAACGTTAATACTTTCATTTATTATCTCCAATGACTAAATAACTATGTAGTTGAATTGAAATTATATCTGATTTATCTCTCCGTGTCAACCTGACATTCGGTATTCTTTATTATCCCCATCAACATAACTAAAAGAAATCAAATGTCCGATCCATTTGTTGCTGGCGCTCAAGGTGCCGCTAATACACTCAAAGCTGCTCAAGGTGCAGGCAAACAACTAGGCTCCGTGGTTAGTGACCAACAGGCTGATATGGAAAAAGCTGTTCAACAACAGCATGCCCAAAGAATGAAAGCCAAAGCAGAAAAAGAATACTTGGCCACGATGGCTGAGTTTAAGGCTTACGAAAAATATCAAAAAGAAAAAGCCCACCAAGAAAGAATTAACCAGTTAAAACTAGAAGCCATTAAAAAATATGGCAAAACTGCTTGGGCGGAAATTGAAGCCACAAAAGCAAAAATGCAAAAGGAAAGAGATGAAGAATTAAAATACATGGATAAAGACAGGCAAAAACAGATTCAAGTTTTTTACTGGTGTTTAACGGCAGCTGCTTTAGTAACGTACTTTTTTAAGTTGTATAAATTATAAATGAATATGCAACCAATAGTTTTTGGACTCGTTCTTATATTTTGTCTTTCTTTAATGGTGATCGAATCTGGAGTATTTAAATAATAAACTGAAATGGAGGTATTATGAATAAATTACCGCAAATAATATTTGCGATTGTATTGATTGGTAGTTTAACTCTTATGGCATTAGAATCTATAGTTAAAATGTCCTAAGCATTAAAAGAAGAACCACAACCACAAGTAGATTTAGCATTTGGATTACTAATTATAAATTGTGAATTAAACTTTTCTTCTTTATAGTCTAGTGTTGCACCTTGAAGATATTGAGATGATATCATATCAACAATTACCTTGATATTATCATTTTCAATTACAAAATCATCTTCTGTAATTTCTTCATCAAATGTAAATCCGTATTGATAGCCAGAACATCCACCACCTTTGACAAACATTCGTAATGCGCCATTGGGTAATTTTTCTTCTACCAATAAATCACGAACTTTATTAATCGCACTTGCAGTGATTGTTATCATGTTTGCCTTTGTAATTGTTTATTGCTGCCTTAATAGCATCTTCCGCAAGGATCGAACAATGAATCTTAACCGGCGGGAGCGAGAGTTCCTCTGCAATTTGAGTATTCTTAATTGTTGCAGCCTCGTCTAGTGTTTTACCTTTAACCCATTCGGTGACCAAAGAGCTTGACGCAATTGCAGAACCACATCCATAAGTTTTAAATTTAGCATCTTTGATGATACCATCTTCCACTCTTATTTGTAATTTCATAACATCACCGCATGCTGGAGCACCTACCATACCGGTGCCAACATTAACATCGCCAGCATCCAACTTTCCTACATTTCGTGGATTCTCATAATGGTCTATAACTTTATCTGAATATGCCATTATTCTTTGTTACCAAAAAGTTGTAATAGACTAACAAAGATATTAATAAAGTTGATGTATAAACTCAATGCACCAAACCATTGCATACGGTGAACTTCTTCTTCACTTGAATTCCAAAACATATCACGAATGCGATTCATATCATATGCAGTAAGCCCTAGAAAAATAAAAATTGCTAAAACATTTAGTGTCATTTGAAGTGCAGACGAACCAATAAAAATGTTTATGATTCCTGCAATAATCAATCCAATTACACCCGCAAATAGAAACGGACCAAATCCAGATAAATCTTTTTTGGTGAAGTAACCATAAAATGCCAGAGCAGCAAAAGAAACTGTGGTGCCAACCAAAGCTGCAGCAATACTTGCGGTAGTAAACGTATGCACTATTAAACTTAAACTTAATCCCATTACACCCGCAAAAGCAAAGAACCACAACTTAATTGTAGATTCATTCATTTTTTCGCCTTGCCATGCTAAAAATAAACTCATGGCCAACGGAGCAAAAAGAATTACATAACCAAGAAAACTTGAAAATAAAACAGGAACTAATCCAAAAGATGAAACAAGGCTCGCAAAAATCATTGTTGCAAAAACACCCATAGTCATCTTACTCATTACGCCAGCTACGGCATTGTTTAAAGTTCCTACTGCATTAATAGTGTTCATATTTCACTCCTTCTGTTGTTGTTCGATTCGTTTGAATTCTTCATCTTCAGCGATTGCATCATCGATATCTTTTGGTTCTGGTGGCTCTGCACCAGTACATGATCCTCCATTACAGAACCATAACTCCATGGCTTGTTGACGATACTTCTCTAAATCGGATGTCATCTGCCTCGGCCTGCCTTTCGCATTACAGTCATTTTAGGAACAAATGATTGTTTTGGTTTTGGTGCTTGTGGAACTTTTACTTTAGGTAATGTTACTGCTGGTTTTTTTGGTTCGGTCATAATATCTCCTTATGTTGGTTGCGGGGGAAGGAATCGAACCTACGGCCCCTGGATTATGAGTCCAATGCTCTA